TAGGTAATGTTATTGTTGACATAAAAAATTCTTTTGATTGGCTTACTTTTGATGTTGCTGAAATGAGTAAAATATATGAATGGCAATTAAGAGGGTATATGATGTTAAACGATTGCAGTGAACCATTATTATACTATTGCTTATTAAATATGCCTGAGCAACTTTTACAAGATGAGGAACGTAAAATGTTTTACTCTAAAAAAAAGTGGATGTCGTTTGAAAGTCCTGACTATATTTTGGAATGCGATAAACTCAGAGAAATGTTTAACTTTGAAAAATTTCCAATTGAACAAAGATTTAAAGTTTTTAAAATTGAAAGAGATTTGGCAAAAGAGGAATTGATTAAATCAAGCATTGTCAAATGTAGAACTTGGCTCAATGATTATCATGAACAACAATTACAGTTAGCAAAAAACAATTTAATTTTAATGCAATAATTTATGGATTTATTTAATCAACCGCCTTATACACCTAAAGAATTAGGAATATTAAGAGCAGAAACAAAGCAAGAACAAATTCAACCTGGTTGGCAAGATTTAGCTATTGATAAACTTAAAATTTACCTCCAATTTACAAATGAATTTATTACTGAGGATTTTAGATTGTGGGCAGAACAGAATCAACTTTCACAACCTCCTGAACCCCGTGCTTATGGTGCCATGATTATTAAATCGCAAAAACTTGGTTTAATTAAATGGAATGGAAATTATCAGGAAATGAAAGAAGCAAAATCACATGGATGTCCAAAAAAAGTTTGGAGGAAAATATTATAATTAAAAACAATTAATATATTTGCCAACGAAATAACTGCCAAGATGAAAAAAAATTTAAAACATAGCCCTCTATTAGTGTTGATTTACTTGGCGGTTGACAACATTAGTTGGGGGTTTTTTATTTATTGAAAAATGAACATATTACATCAAGCAAATCAAATTGTAAACAATAGGTCTGAAGAAAAAGAAAGAATGTACGGACCATTTGATGAAGGAATGGAAAAAACAGCATTAATTGCTTCAGCTATGTCTAATAAAATATTTTCTGCGAAAGATATTTATACATGCCTAATAGCTTTAAAACTATCACGAGCTTCTTATAACTACAGAGAAGATAATTATCTTGATTGTGTTGCATACATAGGAGCACTTAATACTCATATAAACAAAGAAATAATTTTGGAATTTTTAAATGATTTTGTTAAGAAATGGGATTTATCTAATGATAATGAAATTAATGCTTTGACAGAAGAATATACTATTTTTTTAGAAAAATACAACTTACCAAATTTATCAGCCGAAGACATGATTCAAGAAATAAAATTAAATAAAATAAGTTTATGATAAATAATACAAAAATTGGTTTAATTGGCATTTTAAACAATCCAGCAACAAGTGATTTTTCACATAGTGCAGGAATGGTTCATATTGTATCTAAATTATTAAATGCGACTATTTTAAATGAAAAAGACGAATGGGAAGAATATGATGAATTAATTATTTATCACGGGCCTAATTTCAAAAAAGATAGTTATAATATAATTGGAGGAATAAACGATGCAATATTAATTAGAGCACAAAAATTATTTGAATATAAAGGTATTGTTAAATCTTTAGACGGCTTTCAATTGAAAGATTTTTCAATTAAAAGAAAATTAAATTTATACAATGATTTTAAATTTATTGAAAGCAAGGTATTACCAAAAAAAAATAAATTAGTAATTGGTGATAGCCATTCTATTTCAGTATGGCCAAATGAAGAATATGAAATCAGTAGAAATGATGGAAAAACACTTTATGGATTTTTAAAATTAGAGATGGATTTATCTATGTATGAACATGTTATTTTATACTTTGGCAATATAGATATTAGATTCCATTTAGCCAGACAAAGCAATCCAATTGAAGCAACAAAAGATTTATTTAAAAGATACTGCGATTATGCTAAAAAATATAATGCTACAATTACACAACTTTTACCAATTGAAGATGAGTCAAGACGTATTCCAAAATCTGGACAATACAAAGGAGAAAATTTCTTTGGTTCTATTCAACTTAGAAAAGAATTAAGATTAATTGCAAATAAAGTTATGTTTGAATCTGGTTTGCCTATGTTAGAATGGCCAAGAGAATTTATAGACCAAAATGGAAATTTATCTTTTGATGTTATGGAACCTAAGCAATCAGTACACATAAGACCTGCTTACTATTTAAGAAATATGCCTAAACAATTTACTTTATTTTAATATACATGGAAAACTATAATAAAAAAGCTTTAGAATGCTTAGATTACTACATTAATGTTAACAGAAAAACAGAAAAAGTATTTATGGAAACTAAAAAAAGAGTTTTTTCAACTGGAGACAAATACATTGATAATGTATATTTATTTCACAACATTGATAGAAGATATGAAGGCTTTATTTTCTTGTTAGAAGATTACTTTATGCAAGAAAATTCATTGACATGGGATATTTACAAATTGAAAGCAAATCAAAAATGGAATCACTATGATTATTTGTTTTTAATTTATGCACATCGTATATTTGGCTCAGGAACTTCAAATCAACATAATCACGGCTATAATAACACTATCTTAGATAAATTTCAATATTACGATTCTTATGAAGATTTCATAGATTATATGATTTATGATAAAAGTAACTTTGTAAGTTGTTGTGTTAATCAACCACCAAGATACCCATTAAAAAATTTGGTTAAAACACATTTTAGAACTTGGGCTGATTACATTATTGAAAACATAAAGCCAACAATGTCAATTAAAGAAATTGTTGATGTAATGAATGATTACAATAAGCAAAACAATCTTCATGCATTCAATTTTCATTACTTGTTAATGGCTGGAGATTTAGCCAACTATGTAAATTTAAATACAAAAATAAAAGGCTTATTAACTATTGATGAATATAGCGATTGTAATTTAGGTCCAACTTCAATTGCTTCAATGAAAATTCTTAAAAAAGGCTTTAAGTATAATGATTTTTTAGACTTATGCAAAAGATATGAAATGAAGCCAATTGATTTAGAGGATTTACTTTGTGTTTGGTTGAAATACATTAAAAATCCAATATGGAAGTACTATATTAAAGATGAACATAGTTTTGAAGATTTTGAAAATGGATGGGATATTGTTGAAAAACACAAATCCTATTATTCAATAAAATCAAACTTTCCTAATCAACTAAAATTAAAAATATAACAAAAAACATAAAAACAAATCAACATGAAAATCAAACACAAATTAGCAAGCAAAAAAGACAAAAAATGTACAATTTTAGCATCTGATATTTTAAAAATATTTAATACATCAGAAGAACTAATAAATTTACAATATTTAGATTACGGATTTAGTGCAACTTACCATAAATCAAGAAATGGTAAAACATACTATTGTGATTCAATATTTCCAATTAATATTCCTATGCCAAATATAGGAAATCCTATCGAACATAATATTATTATATTGCCATTTACAACTACTAATCAAATAAAAATATTCTCAAACATGAATTTAACCAATGAATTTGAACTTATCAGAGATTGGGCAAAACAAAAAGGTATTTACGAAAAAGGCGATACTAAAACACAATTTTTAAAACTAATAGAAGAAGTTGGGGAACTTGGTAAAGCTATATTAACAAAAGATATTGCAGAAACAAAAGATGCAATTGGAGATATAATTATAGTTTTGACAAATTTGACAGAACTTGCAAATAAAGATATTTTTGTAAAAGAATATTACGAAGATGTTGTTGGAGATGGTGGAAGATTAATTTTACAACAAGAATCTTTGGATATATCAATTGAAGACTGTGTTAATTCTGCTTATGCAGTTATAGCAAAAAGAACTGGTAAAATGGAAAATGGAACATTTGTAAAAGATAAAATATGAGATTTAAAAACGCAAATTTAGCATTTTGCTATTATTTTAATTATATCATTAGAAATGGTGTTATAATTGATAATACAAAAGCTGTAATTAATCAAGGATTCTATATTGATAATCCTTTAGATAATTCTATTATTGCAAAATTGAGAAACTGGAAATCTTCTTATGCTGAATATGAATGGCAATGGTATTTATCTGAAAATAGGTCAGTATCTGAAATAAAAAAAATAGCTAAGATTTGGGACAAAATGCACAATGGTGATAATATAGTCAACTCTAATTACGGTTACCAATGGAATAGGAACAATCAATTAGATTTTGTAATTAATGAATTAAGCAAAAATCCAAATTCAAGAAGAGCTGTAATAACAATCTATGATGGAAAAGAACATTGGAATCATTTATATGACACTCCATGCACATTAAATATTGTTTTTAATATAACCAACAATAAACTTAATATGACTGTTTTAATGCGCTCTAATGACCTTTGGTTTGGTTTTTGCAATGACCAATATTGCTTTAGTAAATTACAAGAGTTAATTGCTAATAAATTAAATATTAATGTTGGTTGGTACTATCATTTCGCAAATAATTTACATTTATATGAAAATCAATTAAAAGATTTTGACAAACCAATAAATTAATAAAAAAATAAATAATTTTACAATAAATACTACCACATTGAAAAATATTAACATATTGCCCCTTTATTCTGATGCCTGTGGTAGGGCTAAGAATATTGGGGCATTTTTATTTTAAACATGACAGACCCCGCATTCTTATTTTACCCAAGTGACTTTCTTACTGGTGTTTCAGATTTAACTTTTGAAGAAAGAGGCCAATATATCACATTGCTTTGTTTACATCACCAAAAGGGCAGATTGTCACAAAAAATGATAACCTTATGCTGCGGCAATGCCACGGCAGATGTAATGGCAAAATTTTCGCAAGACGAACAAGGATTGTATTATAATTTGCGCTTAGAAAAAGAAATTGCTAAAAGAACTCAATTTGCTGATAAACAAAAGGAAAGAGCAATAAATGGATGGAAAAAACGTAAAGAAGAACAAAGCCACGGCAATGCCACGGCAATGCCTATTATAAATAGAAATAGAAATAGAGATATAAATACAAATAAAGATATAATTGTAGTTAAAAAAGAAGAAAAACAAAAAATTGAAATTCCTGATATTTTGGAATTTATTAATTATACGGAAGAACAATTTTTTAAATGCGGATTAAATGAAAAATTTGCATTTGTTGAAATAGAGCCGCAGGTTCGATTAAAATATGCTGCATGGATAGAAAACAACTGGCACGACGGAAATGGCGTTAAAATTAAAAATTGGAAA